GTCGCCATCCGAGCCTACCGGCCCCAACCCCGCGCAACCGTTCTTGGACAAGATCCACGCCAACTATTACGGCACCGAGGATCTGACCGTCGAAACCGGCGGACTGCCTGACTTCCCCATCAAGTGCCTCGACATTCCCGGCATCATTGGCGACACCGTGCGCTGGATCGTGGCCAGCTCCATGAAACCCCAGCCCGAGCTGGCGCTCATGAATGTTCTGGCCGCACTAGGCTCCGTGATCGGCCGCGACTACGCCAGCCCGTGGGACACACGCACCAATGTCTACATGGTCGGGCTTGGGCCAACAGGCTGTGGCAAGGACACGTCACGCAAACGCATCAAGGAACTGTTGGTCAAGGCGGGACTTCACGACAAGCTGGCAGGCGACAGCGTGCGCTCTGGCCCCGGTTTGCTGCGCGGCATTCAGGACCGCCCCGCGTCGATCATGCACCTCGACGAGTTTGGCATGCTGCTCAAAGCAATCAACGACGAGAAGGCGGCTGGCTACATGCGCGAGGTCAGCAAGATCCTCACCGAGCTGTACTCGTCCTCCAACTCCACCTATCACGGCGGCACATACTCGGACAAAAAGATCGAGCCCATCGTGATCGACCGGCCGCACCTGTGCATCTATGGCACAGCCACCGAGGAGACATACGCCGCGGCATTAACCCGCTCCTCGATCGCGTCCGGCGAATGGAACCGCTTCATTGTTGCTCCCGTGCAGAACGACAGACCCCAGCGGAACAGGAGCGTTGCATCAGGCACGCCCCCGGACTCACTGGTCGCAGCGTGGACAGCCCTCATGGACAACCGCCCCAACAAAATAGGCGGTAATCTGCAAGGCGTTATGCCGACGTCCGCCCCCGAGCCGGTCATTGTGAAATGGGGCGACACCGAGGCGCGCATGCACGACCTGGGAGACAAGGAAGACGACCTCGCCTACGAGCACCGGGAGGACGGAACATCTGCGCTCTGGATGCGAATGCGGGAAAATGTTATTAAGATCGCAATGATATCGGCCGTTGCACGCAATCCTCTGTCTCCCGTTCTGGAGCACGACGATGTGAGCTTTGGCGAGGCGCTAGTTCAATGGTCGATCAGGTACATGAGCCACATCGCAAATCGCAAGATGGCCGACAGCCAAGCCGAGCAGGACTGTAATGTCATTCTCGACCTACTCACCAAACACCCCAGCGGCATGACGCGCACGGAGATTTCCCGCGCAACCAAAGCCATGTCGACACGACGGAGGAACGACGCACTGAAGGAACTTGAGTACGACCAAGAGCGCATTCGCGTTGCGGTCGATGGAGAAGGAAAAGGCCGCAAAGCGCAGAAGTTTTTTCTTTGCGCGTAGCGTTGTTATGAGGTCAACGAATGGCACACCCCCTAGAATATCTGCGCATTCACTGCGCGACGGACCAGCAAGAGCGGAAACTTGACGCCTACATCAAGCATGGCACATGGGCGGGCGCAGCCCGCGAGCTGAAATGCGACGAGAGCGCGGTGCGGCGGTCGGTGGAAAGGCTTACCACGCGAGCAACAATGTGCGCTCAAGGCCCACACTTCGCCGACCCGGCGGGCATCCCGCGCCCCCTGCGCCTCAAAGGAACGTCCACGTACAAAGACGGCCAGTGGATCAAGACCGACGTGGACCGTATGCTGTACGAGCAGATGCAGCAGGAATTTGCGGAGACATTCTTTCGAGACAGCTATGCCCCGCTCGACGTGAACAAGTGGGAAGGCTCGACCAGCAACGACGAGGATATCCCTTGGTTCCAGATCGGGGATGCGCACCTTGGCATGCTGGCTTATTACAAAGAGGTCGGCCAAAACTTTGACTTGGATATTGCCGCGAGTGAAATCACCGCGGCATTTATGCACCTGATGGACAAGGCGCCGAAAACCAAGCGGTGCGTCATCAACGACCTGGGCGACTTCACGCACTACGAAAACTTCAAAAGCGAAACCGAGCATTCAGGCCACCGGCTAGACGCAGACGGACGCTTCCCCAAAATGATTAGCGTCGTCAGCGCCGTGGTCCGTGGGTTCATCGAGGCTGCGCTCACCAAGTACGAGTTCGTTGACTACATCCCGAACCAGGGCAACCATTCCCGCACAAATGACATCTGGATGCGCGAGCTGATCGACGTGGCATACGGCCACACCGGCCGCGTTCATGCGCTGGACAACCAAGGCGTTTTTGTGCCGTACAAGATGGGCAACACCTTCGTCATTACCCACCACAGCGACAAGGCCAGTGGCAAGAAGCTGACCGACGTGGCGCTCACGGACTACCGCGATTTCCTCAAGGAGTGTCGACACCTTTACCTTGACACCGGCCACGTTCATCACGGGTTCTCGTTCAAGGAATACGCGCTCATTCAAGTCGAGAGCTGGAACAACCTCGCCGCCAACGACAAGCACCACCACGAGGCGGGCTGGCGATCCAAGCAAGCTATGTCGTGTGCCATACGAAACCGCAAGTACGGCCAGGAAGACGTGCTGCGTGTGCCGATCGAGCGCATCTGGGACCAGCTGCAGGCCATGCCAAACGTCAAAACGTCCAAGCCAATCAGGACTGTCTACGAAGTCTGACACCCAACAGCAAGGCAGCACAAGCGAGTGTTGCCTTGCAATCAATGTCAATACGCGATATAGATCGTCAACTTATTGACAATTTCGGAGTCAGGACTGTGACAGCCGCAGAATATGCAATCAATCTTTTCGGATCGCCGTACAAAATGGCGAGCGCATTTGAGAAGAACGGGTATCGAATCAACCCGTCAGCCATTTACCGCTGGACGTACCCGCGCGACCGCAAGGGATCGGACGGACGCATCCCGTCAGACTGGCATAAAGCCATCATCGAGTGCGCAGAAGCAGAAGGAATTCAGGTAGATAGAGCAAAACTCATCAATGTATGATTTTTGTGCTTGTCATATTGATTTCAGATCATTATGTTGAGTGCAAGTCATCAAGAAGGAGCAACCTGATGAACAACCGACCGACACTTTCAGACATCGCCGACAAGAGTTCTGGCGACCTGGTATCACTGAGCGCCCTTGAGCTGGGCATGCTGCTGGAGGAGTGCGACGCACAGCGCAAGTCCACCGAAGCTCTCAAGAAAAAACTCAAGAGCGCCGTCGAGCAGAAGTACGCGGTGCAGCTCAGTGACCACAGCACCGGCACGGACAAGTTTGAGGACGGCGAGGCCGTTGTCAAAATCTCCACGACGAAAAAGGTGACGTGGGACCAGGAAGTCTTGAACGAGGCGTGGATCACTCTGGAAAATGAGTGGCACGAAGACCCGTCCGAGTACATCGACCTGAAAGCCTCGGTCTCGGAGCGCAAGTACGGCGCCTGGCCGACACCCATCAAGAAGTTGTTTGACCCCGCTCGCACTGTAGCGCCAGGCACGACTTCGATAACCATCGAGCAGAAGGGAGCCGAATAATGGCTATCTCACTTGAAAGCATCAAGCAGGGCGGCAAAGCAAAGCCGCCGCGCGTCCTGCTTTACGGCGTGGAAGGCGTGGGTAAGACCACGTTCGCATCGTGCGCCCCATCACCAATCTTTATCCGCACCGAGGACGGGCTCGGCGACCTGGACGTCCCGGCATTCCCGCTGGCTCAATCCTTCACAGACGTCATGGAAGCGCTCACGGCGCTTGCTACGGGCGATCACCCATACCAGACAGTCGTGGTTGACTCGGTGGACTGGCTTGAATCGCTCGTGTGGAAGTTCACGGCCGAGACGAACAATTGGAAGTCGATCGAAGACCCTGGCTACGGCAAGGGCTACATCGAGGCAGACAGTGCGTGGCTCGACTACATCGCAGCGCTGAACTACCTGCGCGACGAAAAGGGCATGACGGTCATCCAGTTGGCTCACAACGAGGTCAAGGCATACAACGACCCGGAGCGGGAAGCCTACGATCGCCATGTGGTCAAGCTCCACAAGCGGGCATCTGCCCTCTTGCGGGAGAACTGCGACTATCTCTTGTTCGCCAACTACCGCGTCGGCACGACCAAGGACGGCCAGGGCTTCAACGAGAAGACGCGGGCTGTTGGCTCCGGCGAGCGCATCCTATGCACGCAGGAGAAGCCCGCATACATGGCAAAGCGCCGCACTCCCATGCCGGACGAGATTCCGATGGACTGGCAGGCGTTCGCACAACACATTCGTTTTTATAACCAAGACACGACGGAGGCCGCGTAATGGCACAACTTGGACAAACTTTTGACGCAACCCAACACGACCCGGCTGGCGAAGGCTTTGAGCTGATCCCGGCAGGTGAGTACCCGGTGATGATTGTGAAGTCGGAAATGAAGCCGACCAAGGCAGGCACGGGCCAGTACCTCGAACTGGAAATGGACCTGCAGGACGGATCGAGCCGCAAGGTTTGGGATCGCCTGAACCTCATCAACCCGAACCCGAAAGCTGTTGAGATTGCGCAGCGCTCCCTGTCAGCCATTTGCCATGCGACCGGCCAGATGTCGGTGCAGGACAGCGAGCAGCTTCACGGCCGACTGATGGTCGCCGTGATTAAGGTCGAGCCGGGCCAGGGCGCATACGGCCCGAGCAACGGCGTGAAGACCTACAAGCCCGCGAATGCAGGTGGTGTGGCGCCTGCCCCTGAAGCCGCCGCACCGACGCAGACCCAAGCCGCTTCCGCTTCCGCCCCTTGGCAGCGATAGTCGCTTGAGGTCGGCCGGGGGAGGGTTTGCTCCTTCCCCTCCCCCGGCTTATTTTTTTGAGGAACACATGGTAACTCTCCCCATACCCAACCAGTCCACGCGGGACGCGATCTATCGGCACTACGAAACCACGCAAGAGGATTCGCGCCGATCGCACCTTGGCGCGTCCATCATTGGACGCTCGTGCTCACGCCAGCTCTGGTACACGTTTCGATGGGCGCTGACGCAGCACCACGACGGCCGCTTGCTAAAGCTGTTTCGCCGCGGCCACGATGAGGAGCCGCGCCTGGTCAACGACCTGCGCGACGTCGGAGTTGAAGTGCATGTTGTCGATCGAGACACGGGCAACCAGTTTCGCGTCAGCGAGGTCGGCGGACACTTCGGCGGCAGCATGGACGGGTGCGCGCTCGGCGTTCACGAGGCGCCCCAGACCTGGCATGTGCTGGAGTTCAAGACGAGCGGCGACAAGCCGTTTCAGAAGCTCAAGAAGGACGGCGTGCAGTCGGCGAAGCCAGAGCACTTCGCGCAGATGCAGGTCTACATGCACCTGACCGGCATGACCCGCGCCTTCTATATGGCCGTCAACAAGAATGACGACGAGATTTACACGGAGCGTGTGAAGCACGACCCCGCAGCAGCCATCCGGCTGCTAGAAAAAGCGCGCCGGATTATCGAGGCGCAGAGCCCGCCCGAACGTATCGGCGATAAAACCTGGTACGAGTGCAAGTGGTGTGACTATTACGGCGTATGCCACGACACCAACTTGCCCGAGCGGAATTGCCGGACGTGCTTGCACAGCACCCCGGAGATGCACGGCCACGGCGAGTGGTCCTGTGCGAAAGGCAACGAGATGGGCGACGGCCGCGAGCGGCTGGAGTGCCATCGTTTTATCCCTGCCTTGACGAACATGGGTGAGCCCACGGACGTCGACGGCGACAATATCGTTTACGAGAACTGGACGGATCGAGGATGACCAAAGACGGAACGCAACAGCTCCCTATGGGGCCGAAGTATTTGCAGCAGTGCGCTGACGACTTGCGCAGGCAGCGAACGGGCGAGATTAGCGTTGAAGCGGTGATCGGATACGCCTGGTGGTGGGCGCGCGAGCGAGGTGTCACGGGCTGGAGCAAGGCTAGACTGGCCAACGAAGAAGGCCACATGATGAAAGACCCCGACGACATCGCGCACAACATGGAAGAACAGAAAGACGGCTAGATGCAACTCCGTCCCTACCAGCAAGAATCAATCGACGCGATCTATTCGTACTTCGGCCGCGCGAAGGGCAACCCCCTGGTCGCCCTGCCGACTGGCACGGGCAAGAGCGTGTGCATCGGTGAGTTCGTGCGCGGTGCGTGCGAGCAATACCCCGGCACGCGGGTGGTGATGCTGACCCACGTCAAGGAACTGATCGAGCAGAACTTCAGCAAGCTCATTTCCCTATGGCCGGAAGCCCCGGCCGGGATCTACAGCGCCGGGCTTGGCAAACGTGACCTGGACGCACAGATCGTGTTTGCCGGTATTCAGTCCATCCACCGGCATGCGCTGAATATGGGCCGAGTTGACCTGATCGTTGTGGACGAGTGCCACCTCGTACCGCGCAAGGTAGACACGATGTACGGTCGCTTTCTCGCCAATGTTCGGTTGCACAGCCCACACGTCAAGATCATTGGCTTTACAGCAACGCCGTTCCGCATGGACAGCGGCATGCTCACCGCAGGCAAGGACGCGCTGTTCGACGAAGTGTGCTACGAGATGACGATCCGCGAGGCCATCGAAGATGGTTGGTTGAGCGAGCCGCTACCCAAGGCGACGAACACAAAGCTGGACGTGGCAGGCGTCGGCACGCGCGGCGGTGAGTTCATTCCCGGCCAATTAGAGAAAGCAGTCGACGTTGACGAAACCACGCAGGCTGCAGTGTCCGAGATTATCGAGCACGGAAAGAACCGCAAAGGCTGGCTTGTCTTTTGCGCAGGCGTTGAGCACGCGCACCATGTCCGCGATGCCATCCGAGCCCACGGGATCTCTTGCGATGCAATCACAGGAGATACTCCAAAAGGTGATCGAGAGCGCATCCTTCGAGACTTCAAAGCAGGACGCATTCGGTGTCTCACCAATCGAGATGTCCTCACCACTGGATTTGACGCACCACACACAGACCTACTGGCTCTCTTACGACCCACCAAATCTGCGGGTTTGCTTATTCAAATGGTCGGACGTGGTACGCGCCTAGCCCCCGGAAAAGAAAACTGCCTAGTCTTGGACTTCGCCGAGAACTTCTCACGTCATGGCCCGATCGACCGCATTAAGGTCAAGCGCCCGCGCGATAGCGCCGAGGAGGGCGAGGCGCCGGTCAAGGTGTGCCCCGAGTGCGCGGCCATCTGCTATGCGGGCGTGCGGGAGTGCGGTGACTGCGGACACGAGTTCCCCGAGCCAGAGTTGAAGATCACCAAGCAAGCAGGCACCGCGGCCGTACTATCGAACCAGCTCAAGGCCGAGTGGGTCGACGTGACAAGCGTGATGTACGGACTGCACACCAAGCCCGGCAAGCCCAACAGTCTAAAGGTAACGTATGTGTGCGGCCTAGTCGCGCATACAGAATGGATTTGCTTCGATCACTCAGGGTACGCGCGACAGAAGGCTTGCCAGTGGTGGCTCAAGCGAGCGGGGCACCCTGCGCCGAGCACGGTCGCCGAGGCGCTGGAGCGGAAGGGCGAATTGAGAAACCCGACGCGCATTAGGATCGAACCAGACGGGAAATACAAAAGAGTAACAGCCGCCGAGTTCGGCGAAAGAGAGGTAGCATGAGCACCCCAGTAGACCACCCACCACACTACAACAAGCATCCGAGCGGCGTTGAGTGCATCGACATTATCGAGCACATGGACTTCTGCCTGGGCAACGCAATCAAATACATTTGGCGTGCCGACCTGAAAGGCAAAGCGATCGAGGATCTTGAGAAGGCGAGGTGGTATATCGACCGAGAGATTGAGCGGAGAACGCGCGATGGTGCGGGGTCGGCTCAGAAGTGCATATACACATAGTTGTCACTCATTACTCTCCGCCCACTACCACCTCAACCCAATCGACCAGCTCGTTGTGGCGCGCGGCCAGCTCATGATACTGCCCGCCGACCACAACGAGACAGTCCTCTACCGCGGCGCTATCGGTCAGCGGCTTGCACGCCAAAGGTTCAGCCCGCGTCGTCAGTGCGCTGTCTGGCGGCGCGATCGTAGAGCCCATCGGGACCAGCGAGCGCGCGGTCGAGCAAGCGCTGAGTATCGTCGCCAACAAGGCAGACAGGATCGTTAGTCTCGGCCAATTCATCTCGTATATCCTCTGTATCCCGCTCGATGTATCGGACCACCTCGCGGACCTCGGCACCCTGCTCCGCATTGGCTAGAGCCTGGGCCTGCAGCTCCTCGGCATGCTGGACGGCCAACTCTGAAATCGCGGCCTTGTGCTCCGTCTCCTTGGACACCCAACCGTCAACGCGGCCTTTGATGTAGGCGGCGCTAGTGGACGCGAGGGCGGCGGCCAAACCGCCCAGGACAAGCCATTTATTCAGACCGAGACCGATCATCCCACACCGCTCCAAATACATACGAAGCCACGATAGACATAATCCCTGCGATACTCATGGTGACAGCGGCTTCGGCCGGGGACGTGTCGAGCCCCTTCCAAAGAACCAAAGAGATTACAGCCATAAAAAAAGCGATCACCGCGAACATTACCCGGCGGCGGATCTTCCAGCTCGTGCGCTTCGGTAAGCCGCTCATTATTGCCCGCCCCACGCGCGATCAAGTAATGCCATCGCGCCGACTGCAATGCCAACCAGAGCGCCCCAGCGCGCCGGAGCATCACTAGCATTATCGTCGCGGTCCTCAAGAACCGCAACGCGCTGCCCCAAGTCGCTAACCGTTGGCTCGATCTTGGCGGCTGATTCCATTTTTGTTTCGATCTTTATCACGCGATCGCGCATGTCGCGCATGTCGCTCGCGATTTGAGCCAAAACGTCGTCGTTGTCTTTACCTTGAAAGTACTCAGCCATAGGTCCAAAGAGCGGGGCGCTTCCCTTGTTGAATGTAGTCTTCGTTGTCGTCCACATGGATGAAGCTCTTGGCCACACCCACACCCTGAAAATTCATAGCGCTGATGTCGCGCAGAAGCTTGTGCATATTATCGGAGTAGATGTCAGCTGCCCACCCGCCTGAGTGGTTGCCTTTCCCTCCGATGTCACGATCGTGCTCCGGTGTTCGGTGCCAAGAGGTGACGTGAATTGGTTGACCGTGGAGGTCGCGCAGCTCGTCCATACGGAGGCCGAACGGGACCCAGAGCTTGACCTCGCCAGTGCGGCTGTCCGCTACCTCCTTGGGGGTAAAGTGACGGAGCGGCCAGTTAGGGCAGTCAGAGTAATGGTGGGATTCGTATAGCATCGTAACTTACGCAATCAGCCCGTGACCTTGCAGTCGATCAATAATCGCATTGATAGCCGTGCGCGCCTCACTATCGACCGTTGCGCCGCCTGACGGGTCAGAAATGGTTGCGCCCTGGGGCCCAACAACCTGCGTCCCACCGATTTGATACCGCCCCGAGTTAGTCAGGTTAATCGTAGCGCCCATAGCCCAGGTGCCTCGCGGTGACGATGCACTGCCAGCCGGAGTAAAAACACCCCACTCAGAAAATGAACTGGTGTCGAGGTCATAAAACCGGAATCGGAACTTACCCTCGGCGTTCGGCGTGGTTGTGTTGCCGAACGCGCTATCCATAATGAAGTCACCGGCAGCGCCACCCGCATTATCGACGCCATAGAACGCCATAGACGCGCCCTTGCCGCTTGCGTTCGTGCCGCCTTTGAGTGAGATAAAGGACGTGTCGACGCCTTTATAAATAGCGGTCGCAGAGGTTTCAATTGTTGCGCCCGCGCCCGTCAGTGTGCCGTTGATCTGAATCGTGCCATCGAGGGCGTGCGTTGCGCCGGAAGCTGTCGTCAGCAAGTCTGTGTCAACAGAAGTAAAGAAAGCCTCGCCGCCGTTAAAATAGTCTAGTCCGTTGCTCGCGGTTTGGACGCCAACACACGAGATGTCGTCTCGCTCTGCATCGTTCAGGGACGTGGCTTCGGGCCAATACGAGTTAATTACCCGCATGGTCTCGTCCGCGTCCTCCCGGGCCAGCCCACCTGACGGCAAATAGCTATCGTACACAACTACGTCGCTTGCGTCGCCAAGCCTGATGCTGTCAATTGATGGCGTGCTGTTGGGGCAAACGACCTTGATGCGGTTGCGGTCAACGCTGGCGTTACCTGATGCGCTTTCGTTCTCTACTCGGATATACCGGCTCGGGGCGTCACACTCGACAGAGTGCAGGATCACGTCGTTGTTTACCGTGGGTGCTCCTGTAGCCGTTACGCCATCTGATTGCGTGATTGCCGGGTGGAGAATATCAACTAGGTTGCCGGTAAATGCCGGAGCCCGAAGCGTGCCAATCTCAAGACGACTATCGCGCGTGTAGGCCACCCATAGGCAGCGCGTCGCTGTCGTATCGGGATTATCTGACCAGTCCGCGCTAGCACAGTACATCGTCATGTTGCGGCTCCACTCGGATGCGTGGATTAAGGGTGCATCTGTATTTCTAGCGGTGACGATGCCTTCATCATAGATATACTGGTTGATGTAGGTGGTGGTGTCGTGAGACCCCATTGCCAACTCCCACATCTTGCCCGCAGCCACAACCGTCTTTACATCCCAGCGAGAAAAGGCGGCAGTGTTGTGGAAAACGCCATCGCGCCCCTCGATGCGATCAATCTTGAAACTACAGTTGATGTAGCCACCGCCGCCAAGCGGGGAGAACCTGTCTGATTTAAAGTACCCCGCCCCTGTGATATTCAGGTCCTTACAGGTGAAGTACGGCACATAGGAATAAGATCCCTTTGGCGCGGTCGGTCGCACATAGGGCGAGATTTCACCGTTGACGATATCAAAGCTATCTGACTCAGGGTCAAACGTGATGGGGTATTTAAGGCCCACTGCGCCTGTGCCAGCATCCACGCTGTCCACGATGTTCAACGCCAGCTTAAATGGCTTGTATTGGGTCGCGTCGCTAGAGCCTGCGCCTGCACCGCGAGAAATAACATAACACGCATCACCGACTGCAAAGTTACCCGCATCCGCTGCCGTAGAAGTGGTGACAAGATTGCGGTCAGCGTCGACAGACGAGAGGTTGTATCGGTCCCAATTCTCGTCGCTTACGTTTCGAGCGCTCTCGCCGTTCTGGGTTTCGTCGTAGCCAAGTCCCGAGCCGGTCATGTTGCCGATCATTGATGCGTGTTGCTCAGGGAACCGACCGCCCGCATAATTGTTGTAAATGCGCGCGCCTTGCTCAAAGTGCCACTCATGGCCACCGCGCGTCCAGATGGGGTGCTGGATTTGAGTATCTACAGTTGAGACGCAGCGAATACCGTCACGCTCTGCAGCCCGCAGCATGCGTTGCACGTTGTCGTGGTTGTCGCTTTCTGACGCAGAGACGCCAAAGCACTTATCGACATATCCGTGCTCAGTAACGTTCTTGAGGCGAGCAACAGACGATGCCACCGCAATGCGTGAGCCGTTGTCAGCAAGCGCAAACGTGACACTGGCACCGGAGATGTCGGTAAAGGCAGACAGGTCAGCCGTAGGCGTGCCGCTGTATCCGCTACCTGGGTTTTTCGGGTCGATCCAGGCTTTCGCAATGGTGCCGTGTGAGCCGAATACCGTGCCGTCATCCGTAATGACATAAGCCTTGGCGCCCGTGCCCGATCCGCCAACATCCGTTACGTCTACAAGGCGAACGCGGCCAATCTCATTAGCCTCTTGGAAGCCGTGGTTTTCGCTAGACCCGGCAGAAAGCGCGATTGCGGAACCAGACGGAGAGAGACCAATCTGAATGGTGGTGGTTGTGAAGCCAGAGGCCAGGACATAGTAACGCCCGTCCTCGGTCAGCTCGCTAATCTTCGTACCGCCTTCGGAGCTATACCAGATGTAATCGCCAACAGCAAAACCGTGAGCCGAGCCAAACGTAATGGTCGAACCGCTTACGCCCGTTGATGCGTTGAACGTTTGCATGGTCGGCGTGTAGGTGCCTGCCGTGATTGAGGCGTCACCGGACACATCGCCCAAGGTGCTGTCCAGCTCCCACAAAGCGCCCCCACCGTCGCCAAGCAAGTCGCGCCCGTCCGTCAGCAACCGCTCCCCGTTAGTCAGACTTGTTGCCAGAAGCGCCGCGGCAGATGCGGTGTCTGCGTGCCACGGTTCAGCGCTAGCAGCACTTGCTGCCGCAGCGGCCTCACTCGCAGCCGCAGCCGCGGCAGAAATGGCTGCGTTTGAGGCAGAAGTCTGAGCGGCTGTCACTGTGCCCGCGGTCAAGACCACTAGCTCAATGTTGACACCCGTACCAGGTGCCGTGTTGAAGGTGATGTCCGAGCCCGAGACAGACCATTCGGAATTGTCTTGGTTAACACCATCGAGGTACGCAAACACCACGTCGGCGTCCCACGGGGTAGCCGGTAACACAAATGTTACCGTGGAGTTGTCGCCCGTGTAGGTATTGCGCTGCACACCCGCCGCAGCCTGACTGACTGCGTTCGTGATGTCCGAGATGTTAGAGCCAACAGCATTGACGTTTGAAATGTTGGTGGCGACCGTGCCAATGTCGTCAACGCCCGTCAGGTCGCTAGCCACGGTGTTGATCGCAGCGGTATCGGTGGCAACCGTGGTGACGTTCGCCGAAATACCCGCGACCGTGTTGACGTCCGCGATATTCGACGACACAACGCCAATGTCCGAAGCGTCAGCCGCAACAGCCGTGACGTCTGCAGAAATACCAGCCACGGTGGTAACGTTGGCCGAAATACCAGCAACCGTGTTGATGTTGGTCGCGTTCGCGACCGCGGCGTTGATGTTCGCCGAATTTGAATCTACCGCGAGGACATTAGAAATGTTGGAGCCCACAGCGTCGACATTTGCAATAGAACCTGCAACCGTCCCGATCGTGTTAGTGCCGTTGAGGTTGTCGGCAACCGTGGTGATGTTCGCGTCGTTCGCAGCAACCGTGGTAATGTCGCCAGAGATGCCCGCAAGCGTTTCCAGGTCGTCGATGTTTGCCGCCTCAGACAGCTTCAGAACGCCCGACTGAATATAAAGCACACCACCAGCAGATCCGGTAACGTCCGAGGTCAGCTCCGTCGCGGTGCCCGACGTGTCTGACGTCGGGAGCTTAAACGCACGGTCGATTTTCTCGTCCAACTCTTGCAAAATCATCATGGCGCGGTCGTCAGCGTCCTCGTGATTTTGCGGCAGGAACGCGCCTTGTGACGTGAAGTCAACGCTCTGGGCGCGAACAGTCACACGAATAATGGTGATCGTCTCACCCGAGGCGAGAGGCGAGCCGGTACTGGGATAAGTGACAGTGCCGCCACTCTCCCCGTTCACAACAACCGAGAAGTTCGACGTGATTTCCGTTTGCACGCCAGCCGTGTCGGTCTTGTAGATTTCGAGGTCACTCGAATCAAAGATGCGAAACGAGAACGGCCACGACGTTGTGGCGCCGTTACCGTTCAGGGTGACTTTGTTGGCAGCAGATGCGACTGTCATTCAGGGACCTCATACATGGGTGTTGCTCTTATAGCACAGCGTTGTTTTTACGTCACGGGTTAGTTGTCGTCGTCAGGGCCAGTAATCAGCGCCTCGATCACGGTCGGGTCGTCGTCCTCGATAATGGTGCGAAGCACCTGGTCGACCTGAACCGTGCCCGGCGCCCCAACCCCAAAACCAATGGCGCCCATGTTTCTGCGCGTAAAATTGGCGACAGTTTCAGCATCAAGCTGCCCGTCTTCGGCAAAGTCCTCGCCCAAGCTCACGTAAGAATCCATCGCTTGACTGACTTTTGTGCCGAAGTTTTGAATGGCTGGCCCGTCGCCATAGCGGTTATCAAGCACCAGGCTAGAACCCGGCACCAAGCCAGCGGCATTCCGGCGCATCTGATTAAGCACGCGCACCAAATATGGGTCTTCTTCTTCGTCAGAAATCCCGAACTCTCTGATAAGAAGCTCAAACATAGATGCGGCGGCGTTAATCAAAACAAGGTGCTTCAGCAGTGCCAGTGTTTTTTGCCTAACGTTTCTCTGAGCGCCAAAGTCAGAGCGCACCGTTCCGTAATAGCCGGACATATAGCCCCACATATATGTAAACCACCGCTCCAGCTCGTTGCCGCCTTGCATAGGGCTCTGATCCATAGACAAGCCAGAGCCTTGTGTTTCTACAACAGCACGATCGGCCGCCGCGACAGCATCCTTTTCGCTCGATCCGTTGTCGATAGCGTCCCGATAGACCCCCAGCCACAACGGACCTGACGTGGTGTAAATCTCAAACCACGACATGAGCCAAAAACCAGAACCTTGGAATTTTGACCAGCGGGATTGAATGGGTGTTCGCCTGATGCGTTCGTGCGCCTCTCGGTTTAGAGTTTGGGTGCGCTCACGCATAAACACGGATTTTTCCAAGATCATATTTACAAGTTGCTGCGTCTCGGCCGGTTTGCCGCTAAGAAATCCACCAAAAAACTCAGCAAAGCCGCCCGCCACGCGCCTAAGCCCGTAGCGCGGGATAACCGTCTGGAAGTACGAGACAGGCGCGAGAGCCGCGGTTGTTACCTTCCATCCAAGAATGGCGATCGAGGAGTTGATGCGAAGCGTGCGTGCGAGCTTTTCATAAATGTTTGCGGGCGGCTGGGTGCCGGACGCAGTACGCTTCAGTATAAGCTCCATCGCGTCGACATACTCCTTGCCCCAAGTCTCGGAAATCGCTTGGCGCGTAGCGCTTTTTTTGTCGCTCAAAAGGCGCCAGTTTTCGTTGATGACATCGCGCATGTGAATATCGCGAGACACATCACGAAAATGATCGAGCGCAACGCTCAGATCCAAGTTAAGCGCCCGGCGCACGCCTTTTTCGCGCTCGACAGTGTGCCCCTGGCGCGTCTGGGCCTTCGCCCCAAAGCCTGCAGCGTTTTCACCCCAAAGTTCGTCAAGGGATTGCGCAGCGATGTCAGAGTTAGACTGGTGGTCCGGGTCGTACTTAATCGGGTAGTACCCTCCGCGGTACACGCCGAATGGCGTGACCACTTGGGACGCGGCCACTTTTGCGGGGGTTACTCCCGTGGATTTACGATGGACCTCAGAGACTTGAGGCCAAAGCGTGTCAACCAAGTCCCAAATCTCTTGCACCGCGTCCCAGTGCCGCTTTTCCATGTGCCGGTTTAAAAGCTCGGTCGCGCCACTCAGCCCGCCTTGAATGGTCGGATCAGTGTCTACACGAGACTTGTTACCTTCATTGCCCGTGTTTAATGCCAGTGCAATAAGGCGGGAGAACTTTGACGAGCCAATCTCGGGCAAATGCAACTCGCGATTCAGCTCCTCGATTGTAATGCCGTGCTTTTCAAAAATGCCTGAGAGTTGATCGTCGAGGGAAGTTTGCAGTGCAATAGCGTCGTTTACGGCCGCCCTTTGGCGTGTCTCAAGCTGTTCCGTCAAGGAGCCCGTTTCCCCGCCCTGCAAAAGTCCGACAAGGAATGACCACCGCATAATCGCGGCGTCTGACTTTCTCGCGATCTTCTTAATTTGCTCGCCCATACCTGCATCGCGAGAGAAGCCCTTGCGCTTGCGGTCGCCCCATGCGGCATTGATTTGCTCGGCGTATTCCGCATTGCGCGCCTGAAACTCTTGCTCTGCCAGCTCACCGTTGAGGCGCGCACCATGCTCACCAGACAGAAGCGCGTCCCGAAGATCACGCATCTCGTCCAGCGTCATAGTCGTGGGCTTCTTCGTGTCGCCCAGCGGCATCAGGAGCGCGCCTGCATACTGCCCTTCGTTGACGTTTGCCGCGAACGCCTCCAGCTCCAGTCGATCGCCCTCGCCATTCTCGAACAGCTTCAGAAGCCCTGTAATGTGCTCGACAAAGCGCGGGTGAAACTTCTTGGTGTCGTACTTCTTGGTGCGCACGCGACGGAACACGCGGTTGATGCGCGCCACCTCGTCACGAGCCTTGAACGCACGACGAGCCAGCTCTGCATTGAGGATTTGCGTGTGCTTCATCTCCA